TACCATTATCATATGAACCGGCACCACCACCACCGGCAAAGTAAACATCACTTCCGACTACCTCACCTACATTATTTGAAGTTGCTTCAGCTGCTGTTATGATTGTAGAGATAACTCCGTTACCACCGTCACCAGCAGTTCCACCAGAACCACCATTAACACCAGCAGCACCAGCACCACCTCCGCCACCGCCGCATTGAGCGCCGCCTGTATTACCATCACCACCATCATTACCTTGTCCAGATGTTCCAGAGCCTGGGTTAGGATTAGAAGAAGTGTGTCCACCAGAACCACCACCAGAACCACCAGAATTACCAGTACCGCCATATGGGCCACCAGCACCACCACCAATTGCAGTTACAAGTGCTGTTGATGATGGATTTACAATAGTAGAATTTCCACCATCTGTTCCAAGAGTATACTGGACGCCTGGCCCACCGGCACCAACATTCATTGTATATGTTCCAGCAGTAAGTGTTAATTTAGATTGAACAGAACCACTGTTACTTGATGGTGTATCTCCTGTTACAGAAGTAAGCAGTCCACCAGCACCACCACCGGCACCTCTAAAATTACCACCTCCACCACCGCCACCGGCGACTACGAGATATTCAACATTAGAAAGTGTAATTTCAGTTGGAACGACAAAGTTTGTAGTAGATGCCTTAAAGATGTGTGTTCTTTCTGAACCATCAACTATTACTGTTCCACCAGAAGGAAGAGCTCTAACAGTTTTATTGACTATAGAAGATGTTCTAAGGTCTGAATTGGTAACTGTGATTGCAATAACAGTTCCAGCGTTTTGTCCATAAATCGCAGAAGGAACAGCAACTGTTGCCGCAGTATCACTACTAGGTGTTACTGTAACTGTAGATGCAGAACCACCAGAAGGTGTAAAGGTAACAACCAAGTTTGTTACTAAAAAATTTGATCCAGTAATTACAAGGTTTCCGGCGAGACTATTATAAATTTGACCTGTTATAGTAGTAATAACCGGCGTCAAAGGTGAAACCTTACCCCAAGCATTTCCATCATAAATTTCTGTACTTTGTAAATCAGTATTAAATCTCAAGTTACCAGATGTAGGTGAACCTGGCCTTTGTGCAGTAGTGCCTGCTGGTAAGTCAAACGCACCAGTAGATGTGTTTGCATCATTAGAAACCTCAGTAGAAGTGACAGTAATTTTTCTAATTGTCATTTGCGTTTATCCTAATTCTTTCCTACTATTTATTCATCTTGGTCGGTTGTAGGGTTATAATTTTTGGCATCTTCAAAGAAACTGGTTGTTTCATTAAAACCAAAGTTATCATCATCTGGATCAAACTCTTGTGCCGTTGCAGTATTTGGTGTAGGTGTAACCGTATATCTCTGTTCTCTAGTAGGTGCATTGACAGGCATATTTGCATATTGGTCAACCTGTACAGTACGAATAACATTTTGCGATGTTACTGGGCCGTACAAGTAGTACTTTGCAGTAAAAGACAAAGTGTAGATAACACTCCTTCTACTTGTAAAGTCACCCTCATAGTCATCTTCATATGAGATACTATTGAGTACAATTGGAACATCACGAATGATATCCAAGTCTGGACTTTCTCTCAAAGTTACTGTATACTCTGGTTGAAAGTATGGAAGAATTTGTTCTACAATTTGTAGTGCATCATCTGAACTCTTTGACATAATAAACAACTCAAATTCCACATTATATGGAACAGGCATAAATCCTGACTTGACTTGTTCTTTGTCAGTTCCGTCTGCAACCTTCTTTACTTTAATTACTTTGTTTTGTTTTCTACTGGAGTCATAAGAGATACCAGAAATCTCAAAACCAATACGAGGCAGTGTAACTGCAACCTTCTTTGCAAGGTTAGGGTCTTCAGTCAGTCTTGCCAACCACTTTTGTTTTGGGCCGTATGCAAGTGGAACTTTCATTGTCTGAATTACATTACCACTTCCATCCTTCTTTGTCAACTGAATATTGTTGAAAAGAGTACCAAATGCTACCACAACATTTCGTGTGGATTGATTATAAAAATATTGTCCAATCATAGTTATTTCATCCCAGCGTCACCAAAAGGATTAGATTCGGTGAAGTCTAATATTGTATCATCTGCAAGTTCAAAGTCATCGTTTTGCGAGTTCTCATCAATCAGTGCGATATTATAAGTTTCTAGTATTATATAGGACGCCGCTGCACCTTCTACTGAATTCTCTAGAATGAGAGAACCAGTACCAGTAGCGGTTTCCAAAGTGATTTGGTGTTGCATCATGTCCAAAGAATTGTCTGCATCTATGGCATCAATCTCTGCAATACCTGTGTCAATAACCTCAGATGCATATTCAAAAGTCTTGCACTTGAGTTTATATGTTGGTAGATTGTGAACCTGATAGAAAGGGTCATCTTGGTCTACAAAAGTAATTTCAAATAACTTATTCCCTTTAGGGAAGTATACCAAGTCTCCTTCATTAGGCCTTGACGAAACAATTATATTATTATCTACCGAAACAAATTGTTCCCATCTTCTTCTTGCAACAACAAAGGTTGCATCGTCTTGTATATCAAGTCCAAACTTAGACATGAGTTCTTTCTCACCCTCATATCCATCTATATTCTCCATATACATTTCGATAAGGTATGAAGATTCAAAAGAAGAACTAATATCTTCTTGCCAAATCTTATCAGTGCCTGCTAACTTACGAGGAATATAATAAACATCCTGCCCATAAATTTGCAGTTGTTCAATCATTAAGTCCTCATACAGAGCCTGCTCTGGTTTTGTACCTGTATCAAAATATACATTCGTAGGCATAGTTTATCCTATCATATACATTGGAGGCAGTTCGTATGCAAGTTGAATCTGTTCTTCCAACTTATCAATCTCTTCCTGTGCCTGTGTATAAATCTGTTCACCGTTTAGTGCAACTCCACCCAACATCTGAATACCTTGAAACTTAGAAAGGTTTGCACCCCACTGTTTCTTAATAAGTTGAGTTGCATACTTTTTCAAAAACATATCGTTATATATGTCTGTGTATGTATTAGGGTCAAGCTTACGATAACACTCAATAATAATGAAATCATCTGGAACAAAGTCTGTCTGAAAATCTGCATCTAAGTAAAGTCTATTTTGATGTTCACTATGTCGTATTGGTATTTCACCAATAAGAATATGGTCTAGAAAATCTAAATGTTGCATTGTCATTTCATAATGAAGAATAGAAGTAGAACTGAAATCATACAAATCATTCAGTCTTAATTGATAACGAATATCAAACATATTTAATGATGCTTTGTCTGTCAAGGGGAAAACTTTTACTACAGAAATTACTGAACTAGGAATTGGAATATAATTATTTTGTTCTTTCCAATTTGCAGTTGTAGTCGTATCAACATCTGTAACAGTAGTTCCAGAGGTATCTGTTCTTAATCTTGCAATTTCACTTTCAGTTAGTTGATGTTTAAGATATACTCTTTCAACACCATCGTAATGATACTGTGAAAAATACTGTAGAGCTTCGTCTATTCTATCTTCTACCTGATCTGGATCAACATTGATTTCGATTACAGGCTTACCTAGACTCCTAAGACACCACTCTTTAAATTGTACTCTGGTTGCTGGTATTGCCATTTAATTTATCCTTTTACAGTATTTATATGTCTAGGCGAGAGCAGTAATTCTTATTCTTGGTTTCACAACAATGTCTGATCCACCACCATCCCAATGATTTGTAAAATGAAACCTTCCCTCATATGAAGAAGAATATTCTCTTGCAGTAAAGTCTAGTGTTTTTGCACTTGTCCATGTACCAACATCGCCTGCTGCTAAACTTTCAGTAACACCAACTCTAAGAATCATTTTACTATAAATCCATGTTTGCCAGTCTGCGTTTGCAGTTGAACCTCTCCAAGTATGTCTAGAATTTGTCACAATAGTTCCATCAACTCTTCCTTGAAAGTGTAGAATTGGGCCAACATCTGTATCTCTCATATATGTCCAAAACTCATAGATGACTCTAGTTGTTCCAGTTGGTGGAGTGTAATCAATACTAGAACCATTTATTGTTGCATGGGTTGAAGATAAATCTTGAATAGCAGTTACATTAGTTGGTGTGTATGTTCCAGACTGAACTGTAACAGCAACACCATCT